CAAGTATCCACTGGAGACTTAGGAGTGGTAATTATAATTTTCTTGGCTCTTAACTGACGTGAGCCACCTTTGCATTCTATTCTATGTTCATATCTATCAAGAAGACGTAATAGGGTGCGGAACTTACAAAAGTCTCGTCTATAGTCGTCAATGATCACCTCTTCGTGGGCATCATAGCCTTCCCACCACCTATTATCTTCCATACAAACGTAGGGTTCTGTACACGCAGCAAGAGCATCACGGGTTTTGCCTGTTCCTGTTTCGCCATAATACCAATGAATTTCAGGTTTCCAGTTTCTTGGAGGCTCAAAATATTTAAGAACTACCTCTGCCATTCTGATTGATTGGTAGGACGTGGCTTCCGCCACTACATCTCTTATATTATACTCACCCGTGGTAATCTTATCTCTGATTTTATGAATGTCGTTTCTGGCACCTTGAGAAGGTCTGGCACCGAACTCTTTAAAAATACCCTCTTTACTACAGTATTTTACATTGTCCTCTGTTGAACCATTTGACCTTTCTAAATGTTGCGACGGAAGAAGTTTTTTGACCGCTGAAAATGATTTGGCGTTCTTAAAGTATATATACCCTTGTAGGTGGCTACGGTTAGTCTTGGGACAAGTTTCCTTACCATAACACAAGTAAGCATAATCTAACTTTTGCAAAAACTCTTCGTCTAAAGAAAAATCGGTAAAGCAGTAATCTCTATAACGGGACATTATACTTTACCTAAAGATAATATTGCACAGAAGTTTTACACAGAAGTCGGGGGTAGTACTAACCCCGACTTCTTCTAGGTTTTCATTTTGGAACTTATTGTTGCACGAGACAAAGCCAACTGTTTTTTCCTTTGTGCCGCCTGACAAGCAGGGCGGCACAAGAGAAAACCTGCAGATGTTTTGAGGTCGGTCGTTGAGTTCGGGCGAAAACTATTTTAGGCTACGCACTTTTTGGGATACATATTTAACTAATTATTGCTAAAGATGTATATGTTTAACTGTCAAAGAAATAGGCTGTAGCCGTGTAATTAAAAGTTAGGCCACTATCTGCGGGAACGCCATCTACGGTGGCTGCTCCTAGTGTCATTACGTATGGGAAGTTTTGAGACAGAGGTGAGCCTCCGGTTCCATACTTTAACTTCATACCTTTGCCAAAGGTTAAGGTCTTTTGTATCATTTTAAAATTATTCGTCTGGTCTCCATCAATGTCGCCTTGGGCTTGATTGACTGTAGGTGATGATAAATAATGACGACGGTCATATCGGGCTACGAATGCGGACTTATTAACAGGCGTCTGCAAACTAGTAATGTCTCCGATAAATGGCTGAGCATTTTCTAAGAGTTGATTGAACTGAAAGTCAGCACCGTTGTTTGCAAGAACGGATTGTGCGTCTGCGCTTCTTTGGCGAAGTATCATATGGCGGACTACGTAGCGACTGCGTGCGCCATCCACAGGGACTTTCTGGGTGATCCAACCTCTTACGATGATTTTCTTCAATGTAATTGAATTGCCGTCTCTGACAAACTCTTGGGCGATGGCATTATTTGTGCCTATATTTCCTGCTTGGGGAACAGGGGGCATCACTTGTAATAGAGAGTTCTGATTGATTGTTCCTAGGATGGGCAGTTCGCCTCGGAGGACGGCCACTTTAAGCTCTCTTTGGGTATTCACCACGCTAAGAACACGTTTTGCAAAAGTTAGTTTGGGGGCTTTGCGGCCACGCTTGCGCTTTCTCGCTACAGTTTTCAACCAGTTGCGACCCATAGTGTTATAGTATAGGTACAGATAATAATTCAGGAATACGACGATTATTCCAATCTATTCCTTCACAGTATCCTGAGTTGCCATCATCATCTTTACGATAGTATCTGATTATGTCTATTCTTCTGAGCAGTTGTTGTAAATCTTCTGAAGTTCTACCTTCCCAAGTATCCACTGGAGACTTAGGAGTGGTAATTATAATTTTCTTGGCTCTTAACTGACGTGAGCCACCTTTGCATTCTATTCTATGTTCATATCTATCA